TGTCTACTCTGTTCCTGGTATGATAGATCACTTCTAATGAGATACTTATTAACGCTTGATTTCTATACACATGGCTTATGGTCTCCTCTCTGTAAATATAACTATGGCTATAGATTAAAAAAGTGGTTCGAATATCATTTCGCACATCTGTATGAAGGTCGATTCTAATGGGTATTTCTGTAAATTTTCAAGGATCTAATGCACCTTATAATCCGACTGCTCCAAGTGCATTACAAAACTTTGCGGATAGAAATCAAGCCGCAATTGGTGTTGCCGGCTCAGTAGCAAGCGGTTATTTTTCAGCTAAGCAATCTAGAAAACAAATGGATTTTCAAGAGCGAATGTCAAGCACTGCTCATCAACGCGAAGTTAAAGATCTAATAGCCGCTGGCCTTAACCCTATCCTTTCTGCAAATACTGGCGCCTCAACACCCGGGGGCGCCATGGGAAAAATACCGGACTTAGGAACAACTGCTATATCCTCTCGAAGACAAACTCAGGAATTAAAAAACTTAAGAGCACAATGGAATGTATCTCAGATGCAATACAGTCTATTACATGAACAAACCAATGCCGCTAAAGGCGCTGGTCAAGAGGGTCTTGTAAGAGAAGAATACTATCGCTCTGATGTAGGTAAAGCAGCACTTAAAACTCTACTTACTGCACAATCAGCTAAAGCTGTTATTGAGGCAGCAGGAAGTGCTGTAGATATATTCAAACCAAGGCTTGGTAAAACACCAAGAGTAAGAAAAGATGCCGCTGGATTTAATCCTAAAACTGGCGAAATTTATAACTTATCGAGATAATTATGACTATTAAAAATAAAACTAAAAAAGACGCGGGTTCAATTCCCGCCATCTCCACCCAATTCAAAAGCGCCTATTCTCCCCGTAATCGGGTCTTAACCGTAACCTCAGGGGTCTCCCTGACTAAACAAAATCATAAGCAAGAATGCGACATTAACGACATTGTCGCGCGACACCTTAAAACTGGTGTCTACACTCATGAAAATAAAAAAATCCCGCAATACGGCGATTTCTCCTCGCTTGATTTCCAATCCTCAATGAATATTGTCGCTGAGGCAAACTCTATGTTTGAAAATCTTCCAGCTAAAGTACGCTCTCGTTTTGAAAACGATCCTGCTCAGCTCCTCTCTTTCATTGAAGATGAAAATAATCTCGAAGAAATGTACGAGCTAGGACTGGCTGAAAAGCAACCAGAAACCGCTTCCGATGAGCCTGAAAAGGCTTCTGTAGATTCATCTACAGAGGAAGCAGAAGGGATACCCACTTGATGTATCCCTTCTAGGTGACAGCAATGTCACCTAACTAAGAAAATGAAGACTCTATCTTTAACGCTCTTAAGAATGGTTTTAAAAACTTTTTTAATCCCATTTGCTATAGAAATGTTAGATAGATTCACAACTTTCTTAAATAAAAAACTATCAAGAATCATGCACGATAACGAGGACTAAAAATGGCCTATAAAAGACGTAAAATGAATAGATCTAGTTCACGCAGGAGCTTTGCTCGCTCTGCGTCAAGAACACACAAAAAAAACTACCTTCAAACTACAATAATGAGAGGCGGGTACCGCCTCTAATGCCCTGTTTCCATCCATTAGAAGGATACAGGCAACCCTCTAACGGCCAATGGAAAGGCACTGAGCCTAAAAGCGAAACTTGGCCTCGCATGATAATACCCTGCGGTCAATGTAAAGGATGCCGCTGGGAAAAAACCCGTCAATGGGCAATCCGTATTACAAATGAAGCTTCACTTAATGAGAATAACTGCTTTATAACGCTTACCTATGATGATAAACATCTTCCTCATGACCTCTCACTCCACAAAGAACACTTTCAACTCTTTATGAAAAGTCTAAGAGAGAAGTACTATCCTAAAAAAATAAGATACTACCACTGCGGTGAGTATGGCGATGAAAACTATCGCCCTCACTATCACGCAATTATCTTTGGTCATACATTCCCTAATCTGTATCTAGCACCAATGAAACAAAAAAAAGACTACAAACTTTACTGCTCCGATGACTTAACAAAACTCTGGAAAAGAGGATTTCACGCTATAGGCGATGTAAATTTTCAAACTGCCGCGTACTGCGCGCGCTACATCATGAAAAAAATCACGGGCAACCGAGCTAAAGAACATTACCAACGTGTAATATATAAAGACTCTCAAAACTACGCAATTGGTCAAATTGTCGATGTCTTACCAGAATATACAACCATGAGTCTAAAACCCGGTATCGGTGAAAAATGGCTCAAAAAATGGTACAAAGACATATACCCTTCTGACACTATCGTGGTCAATGAAAGGGAACAAAAACCACCTAAATTTTACGATAACCTATTCAAAGAAATAGATCCTAATACCTTTCTAAAAATAAAGGAAAAACGCTCCGACATGGCACAACAACGTGCTGCCGATAACACCCCCGAAAGACTTGCTGTTAAAGAAGTCTGCCTTACCTCAAAACTCAACAATCTAAAAAGGAACCTATGATATATCATGTATTCTCAATCCACGACTCTAAAGCTGATGCTTACTTTCCTCCTTTCTATCTTCATAATATCAATATGGCAATGCGCCAATTTGGCGACATGTGCAATGATCCCTCATCTAATATAAGCAAACATCCCGAGGATTACACTCTATTCACACTCGGTAAATGGGACGATAATAATGGACAATTTAAAATCAAAGTAAACAATACATCCCTTGGAAATGGTGTAGAATTCGTCCTCAAGGACGAAAACTCTTAATAATTCAATAAAATCATGGCATATTCAACACAAAAACATAAATCTAATATGGTTCACAAATTCAGCCAAATAGCTAAAGCTGAAATACAACGTTCAACCTTCGACCGCTCTCACGGTCTCAAAACCACCTTCGACGCTGGTAAATTAATACCAATACTTTTTGATGAAGTGCTCCCCGGCGACACAATTTCTCTCCGATTAACCGCCTTCACCCGTCTCAATACCCCAATACTTCCAATAATGGACAATATGTTCATGGATACGCACTTCTTTGCCGTCCCCTATAGATTACTTTGGGACAACTGGAAAAAATTCAACGGTGAACAAATCAATCCTGGCGATCCTACTGACTTTACAGTTCCTACCATGACCGCACCAGCCGAAGGCGGATACGAGAATGAATCGCTATCAGACTATTTTGCAATACCCACCAAAGTCGGTGGACTAGTCCACAACTCTCTACATCACAGAGCATACAACTTAATCTGGAACGACTGGTTCCGTGATCAAAACTTACAAGATTCAATAACAGTAGATACGGGCGATGGCCCAGATCTTCACACAGATTATCCAATTCAACGGCGCGGAAAGCGCCATGACTACTTTACTTCCTGCTTACCATGGCCACAAAAAGGCGATGCTGTCGACCTACCTCTCGGCGAACGCGCCGAAATACATGTCAGTGTTCCTTATGAGGAGTCTGTCTCCAATTGGGATAGAGTTCCTACTATATATTCGGATTTAACCGACGAATACAGGATGATGAATACGACAAGTGGTTTGCTTTATGTTCGTGACCTTACTGGAGAAGCAGCTAATGTTATGTACGCCGATCTTACTACGGCGACTGCGGCAACCATAAACCAACTCCGCGAAGCTTTCCAACTGCAAAAACTACTCGAACGGGACGCACGCGGCGGTACGAGATATATTTCTATACTAAAAAGTCATTTTGGAGTGACATCGCCCGACGCTCGCTTACAAAGAAGTGAGTTCCTAGGCGGAGGATCGCAAAGCATTACAATTACACCTGTCGCACAAACAGCTGAAACAAACGACACATCTCCCTTAGGCACCCTTGCCGCAATTGGAACATCAGTAATAAACAATCATGGCTTTACTAAGTCCTTTACTGAGCACTGTATCATAATAGGCCTTGTTAGCGTACGCGCCGATCTGACTTATCAATATGGGCTGCAAAGAATGTATTCACGCCAGACAAGATTTGACTTCTACTGGCCTGCTCTTGCTCACATTGGCGAACAAGCTGTACTAAATAAAGAAATCTACGCTCAAAATAATGAAGATGACGAACTTGTATTCGGATATCAAGAAAGATGGGCTGAACTACGATACAAACAAAGCTCTATCACTGGAAAAATGCGCTCAAACGATGGTGGCGGTCTAGATGTATGGCACCTCGCCCAAGATTTCAATGACCTTCCTGTGCTTAATTCCTCATTCATTGAAGATAATCCACCCGTCGATCGGGTGGTTGTAACTGCAGACGAACCCCATTTCAAAATGGATGCTTTCTTCAAAATGACACACGCAAGGCCAATGCCTGTCTACTCTGTTCCTGGTATGATAGATCACTTCTAATGAGCTACTTTACACATGACTTATGGTGTCCTCTCTGTGTCCATAACTACGGCTATAAATTAAAAAACTGGTTCGAATATCATTTCGCACATCTGTATGAAG